TCGGGCTCGTTCTTGTTGAGTTTTCGTTTGCCGGGATTACCGGCCAACTCCTTGCTGGCCGTGGGTTTGGGGCGACGGCCGGACCGCCCCTTTACCCCCGGCATCGGCGAGACTCCTGAATTTCATTTTTCGCGGTCGTGTGAACGAGACCTCAGCGCGGTCAGCGAGCAAAAGGCCCCAGACTTCTGACCCACCCCCCTATCGATGGGGTCAAATCGATAGATTTTGCCATTTTCCGTGCATTTTGCATGAAATTCAGCCCTTTTCGACCTGATATGAGAATCATTCGCGACGATTCGACTCCAGAGCGGTCTTTTCTTTGTGGCAGTCGTGGTTGATGGCCTGAAGATTGCCCGGGTCGTCTGTTCCGCCGTTGGCCTTGCCAATGACGTGGTCGACCTCGGTCGCCTCACGCACTCGACCGAGGCCAGAGCAGACAGAGCACTGGCAGATGTAGTGGTCACGCTTGAGGATCGAGGCACGCAGTCGTTGCCATGCCGCACCGTACCCACGCGAGGTCGTGCTGCCTGCCCTTCGCTCTCTGACCCAGGCACCACGCTGTGACGCGTGGTCATCACAGAACCCCTGCTCGCCTTTCGACTTGACCAGGTTGGGGCATCGGGTCGATCTACAGGGTCTTGCTGCCATCGGCCTTGCCCTCAGGTTGATTCGGTGGCGCTGGCCTGACTAGGCTCTTGGCCCTCTCGATAGCTTCTTGCGTCCATTTGATTGCCCGAGCACGTCGGGCAGCGCATCCAATGCAGGACATGGCCGGCCTCCTACTTGCTCTGACTGCGCTTGATCTGGGCGTCAACCTGATCGGCGCAGGTATCGAGCAGCTTGACGGCCTGATCCTTGAGGTCCCACACGTCGCCGTTGTCGCGCAGGTCAGCGTCTTCGGCATTAATGCGCTCACACGGGATCAGCTCAGGGGGCTCGACTCTTACTGCTGTTGTCTTTGTTACCAGCGGCGGCGGGCTTCCCGCGCAGGCCGTCAGGCAAAGGCTGAGCAGCCCAATCGCGAACAGGCTTGCTGTTTCGTTTGAGATCTTCAAAGTCTTTCCTCGCCTTCTTGGCTTTCTGCTCACTGGCATTGATTCGCTTCGCCAGGTCGGCGGTGTAGTCGGCGTTGCGCTGGGCCTCGGCGCGAAGGGTGGTAATCGTCGCCTGGCTTTCTTTGTTGGCGTCGACGGCGTCTTGCTTACCCTTGGCCTCGATGGTCACCTGACCTTCAAGGGCAATGACCTGGTTGTGCTGGATGATCAGCAACAGGCAGGCAACGAGCGCGATGATTGCTGCAGCGGCGAAAGCCTTCATAAAGAATCCACCTTGCGGCCAAGGAAGCGGGTCACCATCTCGCGAATGGCCGTGACGCCGAGGAAGCCAATGGTCCCGCCGGCGGCCACAGACAGGCTCGATGGCCAGGCCATCCACTCAATGACGCTACTGGCTGACAAGCTCAATCCACCGCAGATCAACGCCTCGAAGAATATCCGGCGCTTGCTGGTTTCTTTAGCGTCATACAGGACACGCAGAAAGGAGATGAGGATCGCCATAATTGCGCCCTGCCAAAGTGGATTGCTCAGGGCCACCCAGATAGCGGCCCACGTGTCCGGGTTCTTTTCGGGCATGAGCGTCATCCGGTGTCCTCCCTCTCGGGGAGCAAAGTAGGTACAGCTCCAGCAGCACTCCCAGCTCGGAGCAATGGGTGTGGTGGAGCCGTAAACGAAAGAGCCCCGGCAAATGCCGAGGCTCGGTGAACTGTAGAAAGCAAAAAGCCCAGCAAGGGGCTGGGCTTTGTGTGTCGTCTCTCATAACGCGCAAGATCGACATGATGGGGTTAATTTACGGCCAATTGGCCATCACGGTCAAGCGGCGTTTACGAAGATTTCTTCCAGATCGAATATCTCGGTCGCATGGATCACGGCCGCCTCCTCCAGCTGCTCCAGTCGCTTGTGAATACCACCGCGCCAGTTGCGCCGAGTGCGCTCCGGGGAGCCGGCCAGATCCCAAGTGTTCATGTCATAGAACTCGGCGGGCAACACGATCATGTCTGTGGAACGCTTGCCGACCTGCACGCCCTTCAGCTTAGGGATCGCCCAGGCGGTGAGCGCCTTATAGATGAACAACTGCGGCGCCGGTGAAACCATGCGGGCTGCCAGGCGGCCGATGGCGGCGACCTTATTGGCCTTGTGCGTCGAGTACTTGGCGACCAGAACATCCCACTGGGCCGGATCAAGCTGACGATGCAGAAGCGCATAGAGGCAGCAGTCATAATCGAACTTGTCGCGCACCGACAGCGAACTGCCGGTTCCGCCTTGGCGCAGGTCCGCATCAATCAGCTTTTGCCAGGACTGCTTCGTGCTGTTGTCGATGTTGTCGGCAGCCAGTACGCGCACCAGTGTGCCCATCACGTCTTTATAGATGCCCATGACTCAATCCCCCCGGAAAGTCGTGCGGCCGGCGCCGCGCGTATTGTCTTGCTGGTAGTGCTTGGCTTCAGCGCTGGGCACCGAGCAGTCGAGCGTCTTCATTTGTGCGGTCAGCCTGCGGACCTTCAGGCCGAGTTGAACCACCAGGTCATGCATCAGTAACGGCTCCAGCGTCTCGGCATGGACGAACCCGGACGAGTGGCAGCCGATGCATTCTAGTTGGTGGAAGACACCCTGGATCAGGCCGGCGCCATGGCAGGAGGGACACTCGGTCATCGGGATCAAACTGCGCACAAGGGCGGGGCCATGCTGCTTTTTCATCATTTTTAAACCTCGCCTATGGTTGATTCTTGAATAGCCTCGCAGGCCTTATGTTCCGTGGCTTCTGGGTCATTACCAGAATCTCCCGTTCTAAAGCCGGTCAATCCGTGAATCAGGTCAAAGCCACGCTGGTCTAGATGCGCATGCCACTTCTCCAACGCATCGCGCTTGCGGCTCATCACGTCGGACTGGACGTAAACCTTCACGTTGTGCCCCATGGAATGGTTGATCAGCAGCTCACTGATCAGATAGTCAATGCCGATGTCCGCCCAACCGGTGCGGGCCACCTTGCGCAGGTCGTGACTGGTCCATTCGCCTTTGCCCAGCCGGGTGAACACGGCACTGGCCTGGCCTTCGCTGAGTGGCTTGCCATTGCGCGCCGGGAACACGTACTGGCCGTGATAGCCATTGGCGTACTGCCATTCGCGGTAACGGATCAGGATCGCGCACATCTGCTCGGTCAGTGGCAAGTGATGCTCGACGCCAGTCTTGGTGTGATCGCCGGGGATGAACCACTCACGCTCGGCCAGGCTGATGTGCGCCCATTGAGTCAACCGGCTTTCACCGATGCGCGTGCCGTGGCAGAGCATCAACAGGGCCAGCATTGCGTCATGCGGGGCCAAGACGAAGACCTCGGCCAACTGCACCAGCAGCTCAGGCAGTTGCACGCCGCGCAGCCTGGACGGCTTGATCCCGACCTTGGCCTTGGAGAAGTCGCTGAACTTGATGCCGGCCATGGGGTTGGATGCAATCAGGCCCAACTTGAACGCCTGACGGAAGGCCAGGGCCAGCAACTGGAACACCAGGCGCACGTAGTCGATGGACAGCGCCTCCTGCAACGGCCACATCAACTGGCTGTCGAGGATGGCCTTGTCGACGGCGGTGAGCGGCAGATCGCAGAGGCGCGGGATCAGGTGGCACTTGATCGCAGAGGCGCCGGTCTTCTTGCGCTTGCTCGACAGGTTGCGGTCCCGGGCCATGCGCTCCGCGTACCAGGCCAGCAGCTCGCCGACGGTTGCCCACTTTGACAAACTGGAGCCCTCGCCCGCCTCCAGGCGCAGGCGAATCGCCGGGAGTGCCGCGACGACCTGCTTGGTGTTCAGGTCCGGGTATTGGCCGATCAAATTCCAAGCGCCCTTGGTCACCAGGTACCACGATGGCCGAGCGCGGTCCTTGTTGAAGCGCAGGTACAGCCCCCGGTTGTCGGTATCGCGTAGATCACGAACGGACCCAGCGGCCTGCCGCTTGATCTCGGCATCGGACATCTTCACGGCGGCGCTGGTCATGCGGCCACCACGGTTGGAGCCGTGCGCAGGTAGGCGCGGATCTGCTCCATTGCGTCAAAGTGCCCACGGCAGACCACGGCGAGATAACCCTGCTCGTTCAGTTTGCGGATACGCTCGTGCTGGCTGGCCGAGATGGCGGCATCGTTCGGCGGTGTGGCCTTAAACTCGATATACAGACCGAAGTAGCCACCGCGCGCCATGGTCAGCACCAGATCAGGAATACCGGCCACCACGCCTTGCTGCTTCAGCTTCGCGGCCACCGACTTGAGGCGATGCCCACCGTTCGGGACGTGATAAATCAAGTCGGCGACTTCGGGCATACGGATGCGCAGCTCGGTCATCAACGCGGCCTGCTCCTGCCCTTCTCGGTCGATTGACTTGGGGCGCACGGGCTTCTGCTTGAACAGCTTCATGGCGGCCGGCTTCATTTGCGCACACCACTTGCGATTTGAGATCGACGGCGAAGGTAGCGAACTGCGCGCCAAACGCCTCCGGCCAGGATCAGCATGAAGCAAAGCCAAAAGTGAATCAGAATGTCGTTCGGGAAGACGCTCATACCTTCTCTCCGGTGATTAGATCAATAACTTCGAAAGTGTCAGGCCACATCAGGCCGCCGAAGCGCTTTGCTACGGCAATGTGCTCGAATAGGGCAACGGCACGATCTGGCATGTCAGTGAGGTCCAACTTGTGCGCGCAGCAGTGCACGGCGAAGCGGTAATCGGCAGGGTTGGTCGGCGCAAGGCGGGAGTCAGCCACGGGCACCTCCCAGCTTGGCGCGCATCTGGGCCAAGGCGTCTTTCCCGACTTCCGGCGTCACCTTCGCCTCGGCGCGCGCGGCGATCGCCTTGGGCATCGACTGAAGCGGCAAGCCGGCGAGCAACCGGCGAATGGTGATGGTGTAATTCCGTTCGAAGAGCTTGAGGCTGAGTGTGGTGTCGAGCTTGTTCAGGCTTTCGAAGCCACATTCCTTGGCTGCGTGCCAGACCGCATCGTGCGACCACTTGCCCTGCCCCGCCATGCCCGGATGCGCATTGCTGCAGGCTTCACGGTGTGCGGCGACAAGCGGCGGCAGGCCAAGCATTTCGGGGGTTGGCTTGCACCATTCGATGAACTGACCCGGGCTTGGGATGAAGTCACCGGGCTGCTTCCGCACCTGGGTCATTCCAAAATCGATCTGACCCTGAGTGCAGATGCCCTCCTCGAGGAACGCTTGGAACCATTGCCGCTTGGAAGCGCGATAGGTTTCTTGGTCCGGCCAAGCCTGTCGCCACGCGGAACGGATCGAACGCAACTCCTTGAACAACTCATTGATGGCAACCACCAACGTGCTGTTGGTTTCATTCGCGACCGTGACAGTGTCGCTTGCAGCGATGAACTCACCTGACTGGGCCTTCGTCCAAAGGTCTTGGGCAATCACGGAGACGGTCTTCATGGCCTAACCCCGTTCTGCCATTCGGTATCGTCATCGTCGAAGTCTGATGCAGGCGCCTGCTTCGGCTTGAATTGCTTCACGTTCGAAGCTGCTGCCCGGGCTTTGTCGTTGTTGACCCACTTGACCAGCATGCCCACCCATTCAGCCTGGGTGTTGACCTGGTGCTGAGGCTCGTAGTGAGCAGTGAACGCAACGCGAACTTCCTCGGTGAACAGGTCCAACGACAACCCGCGGTGCAAAGCGTAGGTTTTCAGCAGCGTGTCATCCGGCACCCAGTCCAGGGTCATTTCACTGGGCATTCGAGGATCGACAGGCGCCTGCGCAGAGAGAGGTTCTTTATTCTTCTCTACATCTTCTTTAGGTAACGCACCTCTAACGTTCGCAGCGTTATTTTTACCGTTACTCGCCTTGTGGTTTGCCACACGCTTTGCCGTCAGAAGCCTGTTTTTAGCGGTCTTCCCGTTATGACGGTCGAAATGCGGAAGACTGATCACGCCGTCGAGTTCGATCATCCACGCGACAGACTTCATGTGTTCGCAGAAACCGATAACGCCAACGAGACGATCCAGTAACTTTTTACTAACGCTCGGAGCGTTACCGTTTTCGGTTTGTTGATCGAACCAACCCCAGACACGCATCAGTTTGCCGACGACCGCGTCAGGGTCGATATCGGCCAGGTCGGCTATCTGGCAAACCTCAGGTTTATCCAGGGTGGTGAGTTCAAATTTGATCCAGTCGCCAGCCATTACGCGGCCTCCTGCAGTAGTTCAGCGAGACGTGTAAGGCCTTTCGGGGTAACCATCGGATCGAATGCGGCGCGCTCAATCCCGGTTTCCGGGTCGGGCTTCAGGGCGGTGACCTTGTGAGTCATGTGCCCGGTGGTGATACGCGGTTGATAGGCAACCCAGCGCTTGCACCCGTGGCGCCGGAAGATCCAGCGGTGCTGTTCCAGCCATGCGAACAGGCGAGCAGGAGCCAAACCAAGTTGCTTGGCGGCATCGGTGATGCAGATCGCTCCACCAGCAGCAGCGAGCCTGTTGATGGCGGCGACCTTCGGAGCCTGAACAGAAATGAGGCGCTGCAGCTCACCGTTCTTGTCTGCCAGATCGGCAGCAAGTCGGAGGGCTTCGGGAAGGGATTGCGGAATCGCGACTGACTGTCGCGACACGTTTTCCAGTTCGCTCAAACGTGTCACGACACGATGGCGAAGCGGAATGCTGTAGCCGGTCAACAGGGTTTCAGTCAGGACACGGTCGAGGTGGAATTCAGCAGTGTAATCCCGACCATCCTTGACCTCTTGGAGATGGCGCAGATCTGCGCCATCGTCTGCCAGCGCCTTGCGCATAACCCGAATGTCACGGATGACGTCCTTGTGCTGCTTGCCGGTGAGATCGGCTATCTCTCGGCTCGACATGGTGACCGTATTGCTTGGAGCGACGATCGTGTTCATAATGGCCCCACTGTGTTTTACAAGTTGTTGAAAGAGCCGGGTTGCAGCCCGGCTTTTTTGTGCGTGCGATTCAGGCGATTGACTTCAGCACCGGGCGAGACTTCTCGATCAGATCTTCAGCCTTTCGGCCTAGCTCCCCTGCCCGCGCCTCAACTTGCCGGCACTGCTTGGCAAACGCCGGAAGAAGCGGAAGATCGTCTTCACACATCACTTGATCGTCGAAAACTTCACTGCCGGTGTCGATCACATCGCCCAGGGCGCGGATCAGAGCGCCGAAGCTTTTATTTGCGCACTGCTCGGTAGCCATCTGGCGGGCACCGATCAAGCCGTGACGACTGGCGAGCTCGTTGATGCAGTGGTCACGAAATTCTGGCTCCAAAGCATTCACCCAAGCCTCTTCAAGCCACGACGGCATGTCTTGATCACCCGACAGCCAGCGCTGTACGCGCTTCAGCCAGCGCCCAGTTGCCTTCACGAATTCACTCACATCGTTCTGTTTGGTGAGTTCAGCGAAATCAGGAACCTCTTTCGCAACTGCCTTTTCTGGACAAATCAGATGCAGCTCGCAGCTCAACGACTGAGCGAAATCGTCCTGGCTCAATCCAGTGCGAGCGATCTGATTGGCAGCGTGTGCAACCAGAACCTGGTCGCGGGTTTGGGAGCTGTGTCTTGGACTGGACGTTTCCATGGTGGCTGCTCTCTTCTAATCTTTGGTCAGTGGATCAACGACAGGGATGACTTATGCGGCAGTTTGTTTTTTATCGGCCTTCAATTGGCCGTTGGTTGCTAGCTCGAGCTGGTACTGCCTTAGCTCAGGAACTTCCTCACCCCACTGACGCACAGCCTCGTAAGTGATGCCGAGCGCTTTGGCGAGGGGAGCAATCCCTTTGTAATGTTTGATTGCGTCGGCACGGTTCATGGCTGACTCCTTTGGGTACGCGCCAATTCAAGCATGCTTGTGCTTACTAAGCAAGCATGCTTGCCAAGCTAACTTGTAGATTGCTTGCATGAAAATTACTGATCGGATTACGAAGCTGGTGCTCGCGCGAAAGCCTGAGATCGGCCCACGGGGATTCAAAAGGGATATAGCGACCACCTGTGGGGTCAGCTATGAAGCTGTTCGACAGTGGTTTGCCGGCGACACCGGCAACATAAAGAACGAGAACCTGGTCGCAATTGCTGAAGGCTATGACACTACGGTTGATTGGCTGCTTTCTGGCAAAGGTGAGCCGCCGAGCCGAAAGGTCGTGGATACTCCAAAATCCAGCAATAAATCATCTGCAGATCTAGTCAAGCAGATGCTCGCGAAGCACGGCCGCGGACTGTCGGAAGAAGCACGATCGCGAATCGCCGAGGCAGTTGAAGAAACGGTGCTGGAGTCGAAGTTAACCAATGTAGTGAAAGTCGACTTCACTCGGGCCGGTCAGGTAGGTGATGAGGTATGGATTGCCCACTACGATGTGCGAGCAGCGATGGGCGGCGGGCAGATCCCGCACGAATTCCCAGAGATGCTTCAGGATATACGTGTTAGTCCAAAGCACCTGCGCGAGATGGGCGTAACGTTCAAAGAGCACTTCCACCTCAAGATGATCACCGGGTGGGGTCAGTCGATGGCACCGACGATCAAGGACCGCGACCCGCTGCTCGTCGACATTACGATCCGGGAGTTTACAGGCGACGGTATATACCTCTTCTCCCATGACGAAATGCTTTACGTGAAGCGGTTGCAGAAAAAGGGCAAGGACCGTTTCAAGATGATCTCGGACAACAAGCACCACGACCCCGAGGACATCCGAGTGGATGACACCCACATCCTGGCCCGGGTGCTCTACGTGTGGAACGGACAACCCGTGTAACGCTATGCCCTCACCAAACCCAGCCAAGAGTTGCGCTGCGACCTGAAAGCTGGTCGCAGCTTTTAACAACCGAGCACGGAATGCATTCAATGAGTGATGTTGTTGTCGTTGATGGGCCTGAATCCTTCTTGGCGGCTTTGGACCGCATGGAGCTTCTCGGCGAATCCTTTCCAGTTTTCAGTGGCTGGCCTAAATTCGATGTAAAGGTCGAAGGCGACCGCTACAAGGGCACGCTGACACCCAAGCTAATGGCGGGGCTCATTGAATTTCAAGACCAACTGCTGCGCACGTACGCCGAGATTCGCTATGGCTCTTCATCTATTGGTAAGCTGAGCGCAGCCGATAAGGCAGATCTTGAGATAGTCTTAGCGATCACGAAGGGAAGCACCAATGGGCAGGGTCCGCTTGATGAAGTCCTTAACAAAATCATTTCGGCGCTGCCCATGAACAAGATGAGCGGAGGCAACGTCACAGCCCTGCTAATCATTGCCGTGTTGTGCTTGGCGGGCTACATGGTCTTTTCTGCCTGGAACCAGTCAGACTTGGAGAAAGCTAAAATTTCCAGCGTGGAGCGACAGTCGACCACGCAGGCAATGCTCATCAGTAGGCTGGCTGACGCGCTTGCCTCTAAGAATCTGCCGCCCGAGGCCGTCGCTATCAAGGATAGAGCGGCCGAAGGATACAGGGCCATCGTAGCTGGAGCCCCGGACGCCACATCGATGGATATCCAGGGTGAGCATTTCAACGCTGATGAGCTGGAAAAGATAAGGACGCAGGAGCCCCAGCCGAAGAGCCGCCAGGAGCGCAGGGAAGACGTTTACATCGACATGGTGAAACGTCACCCGGACTATCTGTCTTTGACCCTGAGGCTGCCAGGGTCCGATTACACGTTCCCAGGCCGAGTTGACTTGTCTAAATTTGATCAAGGAAAGGTCAACCAACTATTTGACTCGCTTCGCGATTCTAGCCCTATTCGTCTCTTCCACTATTCGTCCGAACAAAAGAACCGAATCCTGAGAACCGATGTGATTGCCGTTGATGACATCACAGTCAGCCAAGCCAAATCAGCGCCCTAGCGGCTTGAAGCTTTAGTGAGCAGCCCGCCATCGAGCGGGCTTTTTCATGCACGTCAGAAAGGCGCCGGTTCCTCTTCAGGCTCAAACTCAGCCTCTCCCCTTCCCGCCGCCTCCACTTCCTTCTGCTCCCACCTAACCGTCACGCTGCCGTCGTCATTGAGTGTCAGCTCAAGCTCGTCCGTATCGGCGATCACGCCCAGTACCTCTTCCCACTCTCGATCCCCATCTGTGTCTAGCCGATGAATTGTCACCCAGCGCTGCGCCTGCGCCACTGGGTGATTGATCATTGATGACACCCTTAGGCCTAGTCGCTCCAAGCCCATCATCTCTACCCGCTGCGCCGGGCTCCCCTTCTGCTTAGCCATATCCGCCTCCATGTAATGCTGTATATGCATACAGTACTCAAAATAAACACAAGCGTGCTTGCATTCAAAGCGCAAGCATGCTTTTATTAATGCAAGCCGGCTTGTGCTTCAGATCAAGCACACGAGGCAAGAGCCGAAAAGCTCAACCGCTCTTTAACAGTCAGGAATCTTCGCGGATCGATCCCCGGTAACGGGCACAGCGCGAAACACAAATTTCGATCTCCATGCCAGCTCTGGAACTGGCCGGGCTCCCCAATGAGAGCACGCGAAGTTGCACAGCCACCCGATGTGACGCCAGTTGCGGCAGCGGGC